CCGTCTGTATATCTATAAGGTATCATTTTATTTTCCTATGACCAAGTTAATGAATATGTATGTGATTTTTCTGTTGATTGATCGCTGTGATCTATCCAAGTTGTCCAATTAGCAGAAGTTATTGTGCTCCATCGCCAATTTCCGTTATTTAGTAAAGCTCCTGTTCTATCAGTAGTAGTATATAATCCGTCAAAATAGTGGCTAACATCAGTAGGAAGTTTCATCTCTGCGTGGGTTGCTTGAAGCCCTTGAAAATAAAACTTATGTCTAAGAACTCCTGCTTCTTTATAGTGCCCTACACCTCGTGCTGAAGGTATTATAGCAGTAAATCCTGACTCTACTTTTTGGTCAATATATATTAGTCTATGATACCCAATTATACTATCGTTACTTTTTAAGCATATAGTAAAAAGCATAGTGCCAAAACCAGAATTAGAAGCAAGAGCTGCTGTTACAGCTTGACCATTTGCAATATTTTCTCTATACCAAAAATATTTTTGTTTATCAGAATTAGGGGTTACTGAGCCAATACTATAATCTGCCGCAGTAGCTATTGTACTCATATCTGACTCTTGAGTCTTTCTAAAGTATATGTTTTGTCCTGTTATTTTAAATGCCATTAGTGTTTCTCCTTACTTTCTGTGAGGTTTTTTGGAGCTCCCTCCTATTTAAAACCCCAGCCGGACCCATCTGTTATCATTGCCGTTAATATGACAGGTACGCTATTCTTTGTTACTGTAGTTGCTTGAATTACTCCTGAGCTAACAGCTCCTCCCAAGCTTACGGTAGCGCTTGCTCCGTTACTTGTAGTTACTGCAGCTATCAAAGCGGTGCCCCCTGAGTTACGTGCTAATGTTATTACAGTCGTTCCAAGAGAGGTTCCTACTCCGTTTCTCCAAGTTATTGTAATTGCGAAAGAAACAGCAGCTGGCTCAATTTGTCCACTTATATTTGTCCATGAGCCAGAGAACCCTGCATAATCAATTTCATAAGTTGTTACATTAGCGTTCTCTAAGTTTGCTTTAGTTTCAAATTGAAAACCACCACCATTAACAACATAAGGGACTCCACTAGCACCACTTGAATTTACTCCTAATCCTCCTGCTGCTCTAGTTAATACTCCACTAGAGAAGTATCCTCCTACAGTTGTTCCAGTTGCAGATCCAGTTACTACAGTGCTTGCTGCTACATCTCCACTTCCTACTGTTACACCATCTGCAATTGAACCCGATGAAGCTGTTATAGCTCCTGTAATTGTAGCACTTGAAGCTGTTAAAGCTCCTGCTGCTGATACCCTGAAAGGCGCACTACCAAAAGTGGCATGTCCAAGTTGTATACCTGTTGAAGTAGCTTTAAAGATAGTATTATTACTACCTACAGATAAATTATTAGTTAAAGTACCTGATGCACCTGATATATCCCCTGTAAATGTACCATTCCCATTTATAGCTAGAGTAGTACCATCCCAATACAGTTTATCTTTTAAAGACATCTTACCAGTATTATCTACATAGAAAGCTGTATTAGCATTATTTATTGTTCCTGTTCCAATATACATTTTATCAGAAGCAAGTGATAAACCTCCAACTTTACCCCCAGTTTTCTCCTGTGAGTTAGCTCCAGCATTGGAGGCTGTTAATGCCTCTGAATCTGTTTGATTTGCTGTAGCTCCGCTTGCTACATTTAAATCACTTAATACTGTTGATGCATTTGTTAGGTTTATCTCACCATCTATAACTAAAGTAGTACCATTCCAATATAATTTATCTTTTAAAGAAAAATTACCACTACTATCTACATAAAAGCCAGTATTAGCATTATTTACTGTTCCAGTTCCAATATACATCTTAGTAGATGTAAGTGTTAAACCTCCAACTGACCCAGCATTTTTAGCTGCTGAGTTAGCCGCTGCAGCTGCTGCAACTGCTGTTGTTTTACTGTCTGCTGTTGTATCATCTGTGAATCCAGAATTATTAGTAAATGTACTAATATTAATACTATTTGCTTGTATTCTAGCTGCAGCGAGGTACCCTGTTGTAATTCTTCCACCATCAATTGTTGTAGTTCCACTTGCTCCCAGGTCTCCTGCTTCTAGTGGAGTTGTTGAACTTGACCCATCTGTTAATGTTCCACCACTAAAAGTTACTACTCCTGTGAAACTTGTTTGTTTAACAACATTACTATAAGCTATAGTAATTGTTGAGGCTTCTGCTGATGCTTCTGTTCCAAAGTATCGAACTGTCCAAAATGTATTTGCAGAAGTTGCAACATTAGGTCTTGGCTGATTTGTCCACTTATTAACAGCAGAAGTGTCTGATAGGCCTAAAACCTCTACAGCTCCACTTCCTCCATTTATATCTCCAGTTGAAAAAGTATAAGTAGTGTAACTTGGAGCAGTTGGGGCTGTACTTGGAGAAGCCGCATCTTCATAGTATAAATATCCTTGTATCGTTCTTAATCCCGCAGCTCCTGTTCCACCTGGGTTTCCCGCAGCACCATCTACAGTTTTATTAAATGTCTGAATTTTTGTAAAAGTTGTTGTTGTTCCAAGAGCGTTTTTTACTGTAATTGTAAATGTAATTATAGCTGTTGCTGTAGCCATTGTATTTGCTACTCCATATCTTCTAGTATAAGTAGAAACAGTAGTTGGAGATGCGTGTGGTTGTATACTACTTGTAGTTCCAGCGGCTGATACTGTAAACTGACTATTTCCTGAGCCATAAGCGAGTGCAGTACTTCCTTTGAATATTTTAATATCTGTTCCTGAATTATCATATGCTACGGATCCTCCTGATGTAGTAGGTAGTGCATGTGCTTCATTTGTCATTATGACAGTTATTGCATCTTCTCCGTCTTGAATACCATAAACTGATACTGAATCTGTTGCCTTCTCTACACCATCATCGTACATAGTAACTTTTACTACTTTTGCTGAACCAGAAGCTGGCTCATCATTATTTGCTATTGCATAAGTAGCTGTAGTACTTGCGGACTGTTTGGTAGTACCATCTAAATCAAATTTATATGTAGCAGTACCCTGAATTCCTTGTGGAGCTGCAGTCATAGTGATAGTATCACTTTCACCGCCATCTATATTATATGCTATTGCATATTTATTTGCGGTTAATCTAACAGTGTAAGCATCTGTTCCAGTTGCTCCAGTTGCTCCTTGTGTACCAGGTTGTGTTCCAAGTACTGTTATAGCATAAGAGCCACTAGTATTTACTACTTTTGCGTATAAGAAATCATTTTCAAAATCAGGAACAAAAGCTAGTTTATATATGTAAGCATCTGCCCCACTTCCATCAAAAGCTTTATAAATTGGTTCATTAGTTGTAATTGTAGCTGTAGCTGACTGTAAATATTGATTTGCGTCATTACCCGTCCCAGTTAGATCTATAGCTGAACCCCCTGATGAGGTAGAAAGTTTAAATACTTCTTCTAGCGAGTTTGTCTCTATCACATAATATAAAGTATTATCTGTTAGCCCTGCTATTAAAGTATTTCCGTCTCTTTGATAGTATAATGCTTCATTAGTAATAAAACTATTATTTGGTATATTTATAGTGTCATTTGAAGTACTTACAGTAACACTTGGATTAAAATAATGAGGAGAACTTAAAGATTTTACTGTACCGTACCAAGCTGTTGTTCCAGTACCTAACTTGATAAAGTCTCCTTGAGAAAACTCATTATTAAGTTTTGTTTTTATAGTACCAACACTTATTGAAGTTCCTACTTCAGATATTGTTTCACTATTTCTAGTTTCTGTAGTAGTAACAGTTGCTAAAGCATCATTTCCTGCAGTAACTCTTGTTAGTCCTGCTGAACCCGTTGCTATTTCTTTCCAATAATTTATTCCACCTGAAAAAGCTGTTCCTGCTGCGTTTAAAGCAGTTGTATCACTATAGTTCTCAACCATTTTCCAACTAGAAGCACTATCGTCCCAAAGAAGATATCCTGTCTCTCCACTTTGTAGTCCTGCAGTACCAAAGTCATAAGTAGTTGTACCACTTGAAACAGCTATTACTTTTCCTGTTGGAGAAGTTACATTATAGTTAGCAGAACCTAAGGTTACTTGATCAGTATTTTCTAAACTAATAGTAGTAGTTAAAGCTCCTCCGTGTTTAAGTTTTGCAGTTTTAGGTAAAGTAGTTACACCCGATGCTTTTTCTGTAGAAGCAAATATTTGGGAGATCTCTCTCCATTGCCCTACTTGATTTATAGTACTCCTAACTCTTACTGCTATTTTATAATTTCCTGGAACAACATTAGAGACAGTAAAAGTTGTTACATTAGGAGAAATTGATATAATTGGAGAATTATTACCCGTTGGTGTAATATTATGAAGCAAATCATAACTATGTAAATAATCGTATAATGTATTATCAGCTTCATTGTATGGCGTCTGCCAGGATATTACGGCATTATATAAACTTGTTACATCTTCTTCGGCTGTAGATCCTTGTGTAGTGGAAGCTATAGGCTCAAATTTTACTGATAAATTGTTAACAAAAGGTACTCTTTCGTCTTTTAAGGGTAAAGGCTCATAATTTCTTTGATAAGTACCATAGCCTCTATCTATTGCATTAAATTTTTGATCATCATAGTATTGAGCAGCTATTTCATAGGTTAAGTCCTCTGTTTCTGCTACTGATTGTATTCTAAATTTTCTAGCTCCTTTAGCTGTATTAGCAGACGTAACATTAGTAAGAGCCCACATAACTTCTGTATTTGGGGCTCCCCCAGTAAAAGCAGAAGTAGTTAAAGAACTAGCACTCGCATCACTAGAAGAATTATCAGGAGCAGATACTCTTTGAGTCTCTACTCTACTATAAGGAGACCAGTATGTTTTTAATGCGGTATAAGGAGTACCAAACTGAATGAGATTTGCAGCCTCTTCTTCTGTATCGATAGTTACTGCGGTATTTATATTAGAAGCAAGTTTTGCACTTGTAATTAAATCTCCTCTTTGATATTTTGTTGTACTCGCATCACTTATGTAAAGTGGACCGTCCTCATTTAAGTAAGCTCCCCCTTTTGGATAAATTAAGTGCAAGTCATAAGTATCTCCTGATTCTAAAGTAACTGTTCTATCTAATGGAATTACAGTACTACTTCTAGTACCTGTATTTGATACTCTACCACTAGCTGTAACTCCTGAATCCGCCTTGTCTTGGACATATATTAGATCTCCAACTTTTAGAAATCCTGCATTAATACCTGTTTTAAAAGTAACTATTTCAGGTTCAAGTTTCTCTGTGAGTAGTGTCCATCTACCCATTCTATTAGCTTGTCCTTGAGAAGTACAACCCATAGCTATTATATTTTTTGGAATTACTTTCCCAGTATCAATTATATCATCAACATCATCTACTGCTTCAACATATTGTTTGTAAAATCTAGTTGGGTCGTTCCATGTTACATTAACTTGATTAGTTCTCATACGAAGTGAGGAACTTTGATATTGAAAGTCTCCTGCGACTACATTTGACTTAGTAAAAGTATAAATAGGTTCTTTAGGTCTATCCATTATTAAAGTAGCATTGCTGTCCATCCAGTACAGCATTCCACGAAAGATGCTAGCCATTTCAGTAAGAACTTTAAAGGCTTCTTTTTTCGTACTTAGATACAAATTACAAGTAAATCTTGGTTCTGTGCCTCCTTCTCCATCGGGTACTAATTCATCACAATATCTAGCAATGCTATATAAAGAATACTTATCAACATTTTCTGCTTTTAAAAATTCTCCTAATCCATATCTATTATTAGTCATTATATCATAATATACCCATGCTGGATTATTACAATATACTTTTCCATAATTTACATGAGTGGGGTTAGTCCTCCATGAAGTATCAGATATGTCCCCTCTAAATTTACCGTCCCATGCTTGGTCTGTAGAAGCTGTTGCTCCTGTACTTATATTTCTTTTATATGAAGCCGCTACCCCACTTACTTCTTCTCTAGTTAAATAGTTAGTAGGAACTTGAATCTTCAACCCTCTACATTCGTAGGCTCTTGTGGGTACAGAACTAAACTCACTTGCTTGAAATGTAACACCTGCATATGCTGAATGTGCAAAATTTTGTCTATCATGTACAAAAGCATATATGGAATTTAATCTTGATTGATGATTATTTTGATACTTAGTATGTTCTAAAAGTTCGTTTCCAGTAACTCTTTTAATTCTTACTCTGAAGTTTGTAAAAGGTTTATACTTTTCTATATCAATAGGAAATTCATATAAGTATTTTGATTTTGTTTGATGATTCACAACTCCAGAGTTAAAAGCCCCTGCTTCACCAAGTCCATAATTAACTTTATTTGCTAAAGTATAGGAAGTTGCATGTCCATTATACTGTCTTGATTTTATTGCCTCATCAGTTACCCCATATATTGGAACAGCTGTGTTTTTCCAAGTTCCACCTTGATAATACTCAAACCAAATTTGAAATTCTACTCTTGCAGGGTACTCATTTGCTGTATTTTTACTAGTTCTAATAAGAGAACTAAACTCCATTGTTATTCTTAAAGAGTCAATCTCTCCTGGGTCTACAATATCCATATCTGCAAGTGCTGTCTTTATTATAACATCTTGACCTGTTATACTTAATGCAGGATTTGTTGTTTGTTTAATTTCTTGACTAAATGATTTAGCATAAGTAGTACCTACCTGACCTGCAAAACTTTCTGGGGGTGCTTGGTGTTGATGACCTGTTCTAAAAAAGGCAGATACATGTTCAAAGTTAAAACCATCTTCTGTAAGTCTTTCCGTATTATCTACTTTAGGAGGACTTATTATACATTTAGTTCCGGTTACTGCTGTGTCAGCTGCATCAGCAACAACAATAGTTGTAGAATTTGTTATTGAGTTTATAGTAGTAACTAAATCCTTTACAATTGTTTTATAAGATACAGCAGTTGGTACAGGAGGTGAAACATGTGCTTCTGTTGCATTTAATCTATGGGTAATTTTCCCAAAGTAATCTTGTCCGTCATACCCTGCCCCTGGAATTCTCACATAAACATTACCTAAGCCACTATTTGTTGTAGTAGCGTCTGTAGAATCGAAAAAGCTTGCAGTAGTAGTAATTAGTGAATTATTTTTTGTAGTTGTTACTCCTGTACTAGACCCATTACCTGTTAATAAGTCTCCCGCACCCATAATATGTATAATTCTTGTTCCATCAGTAAGATCTATTTCATTTACTGCTAATCCTGAACTAACAGTTACTGTGGCACTATTAGCTGTTGTAGTACAAGTGCCCCTTCTACTTTTTAAGCTCTTATACGCAGCACTATTAGGGTCTATTATAGGAGTACCATTAAAATATATAGAAGAAAAACCGTCTTTTAATCCTTCTATATTTCCTTCAGATAATAAATCATATACTACAGCGGTTTGATTATCCCCTCCGCGTAACATTGCTGTCCCTGCTGGCAAGTTAGGTTGTCCTATTCCTCCTGGTCCTGGCATTATTCTCCGACCCTCCAGTCTGTCTTATTATGCTCGTCCAAATCATTTAGCCAATCTAGATTTTGTTGATAAAGATTGCCCATAACACTAGTCCAAACAGCCCCTCCATGTCTCCCACCTTGTATACCGCTTGTACCTGAAGCTTTAAAGTTAACACTAATAGGTTTTCCACCTATTAATAGCTCTCCATATAGTATGGGTACAGGGGTACCTTGAATTAGTGTACTTTCAGGCCCATTAAATCCTCCTCCTGTGCCATCTTGATTATGTTTGGGTGCTTTAGTAGTTAGTTCTGTTATTCCCATCATTGCGAGGGATAGCCCAAAACTCATTGCCACAGAACCTCCTATTCCTAATGTTCCTGCAATAGGTGCTGCTGATGTTCCACCTGCTGCCCAGCCTCCTGATGCTGCAGATCCCCAAGTTAGATAAACTATTATAGCTGCTAAAATTAGTTTAGCCCA